GCACCAACCACTTGTTCAACTTGACCTGTAGCTTGACCACGAGCTTTAGCGCCTTCAATAGCCTCAACACTTCCAACAGCTCCTGGAATAGCTTGTTGAATAAATCCACCACCTTGAACAGGTACAAGCATAGTATTCGTAGATATTTCTGGTGGCTTAGTCATCAACTGAGACATCATGTAGTTCTGCACTGGGTTGGCAGCATACTGTCCTGTAGCAGTGTTGTATTGCGTCTGAATGCCATCTTTAGTAGTAGGCAAAGCACCAACAATACGACCACTTGCATCAACACGCAAATCACCTTGGAACTTAGGTTGCATTGCAGCTAAAGTTTCACGGATCTGTGGTTGTGCAGGATTGCCAGACAAGCGCAAAGAATCAAGTAAAGCTTGTTGGTAATCAATAGGTGCAGACAAAATATCTTTTTGCATTTGACCTGCGGCTACTGTAGGACCTTTGCCTGTAGCACCCAATGCTCTTTGACCTGCTTGCATTGGCGTAGGAGCGTATCTTTCCATGAAGTTTGATACCTCACCACGCTGACGACTTTTTTCGTTCATTTCAGCAATAGCTTTCTGACCAGCCAAGTACTGATCTGGTACAGATAAAGCAGACCTCAAACCCATTGAAGGATCATTGCTCAACAAAGAGCCAAGCAAGAACTGAGTTGTAGCTTGCTTTTGCAAACTTTCTTTCTCAGTGTCACTTAACCCAGTAAGTGCAGCATCAGATAGCAAGCCAAAATTGAAAGCCATATAAACTCCTTAAATACCCAATGCACCAAGCAAACCTTGGCGAGAGGAAGAGGTTGATGTTGTACCAGATCCACCGCCAATGTTGAGTCCCAACGCCTGATTGACAATTTGTTGTTGTTCCAAAGGCAAGTTGCGGATTGCATCCAACTGCTGTTGTGTGTACTGCTGCTGGAACTGACCCAAGTTTGACAAATTCTGAGCGCCTTGGAAACCCATTTGTTGAGCATTCTGAGCAATATTTGCCATCTGACCTGCGGCAGCTAAATTCTGCTGATTGCCTGTCAAACCTGCTTGTTGGTTAGCCAAGTTAGCTTGCAAGAAGTTTTGCTGATTAGCCAAACCTGCTTGCTGATACAAACCTGCTTGTTGAGCATTAGCCGCATTGATTGCCGCTTGGTTAGCCAAACCTGCTTGATTAAATGCAGAAGCACCAAACTGACCTGCTTGGTTAAAAGCTTGTTGATTAGCCAAGTTAATAGCTTGCTGATTAGCGGCATTAAACTGACCCATCTGGTTCTGGGCGGCAGCATTCTGTAGTGCGGCTTGGTTAGCGGCAGTAGCACCAAATTGTCCTGCTTGATTCAAAGCACCAACATTGGCAAGTCCTGCTTGTTGCAGATTCTCAGCATTAAATTGTTGACCTTGATTCAATGCGGCTTGATTTGCCAAAGCCGCAGCGTTTGTAGCGCCAGCACCGAACTGAGCGGCAGCATTTTGAGCGGCAGCATTTGTTAATCCTGCTTGCTGTAAATTAGCGGCATTAAACTGAGCTAATTGATTCTGAGCCGCAGCGTTCTGAGCGGCAATCGTATTCTCAGCGCCAACATTAAACTGTGCAGCTTGGTTAGCAGCCGCCTGAGTTGACAGACCTGCTTGCTGAAGTTGTTGAGCATTGAACTGAGCCATTTGATTTTGTGCCGCTTGGTTTGCCAAGTCTGAAACATTACCTGCTTGAGCGCCAAACTGAGCCGCTTGATTAGCCGCAGCTTGAGAAGCCAATCCTGCTTGTTGGAGGTTGCCAACATTGAACTGAGCCATCTGATTGAGAGCTTGTTGGTTAGCCAAATTAGCTTGCTGTTGAGCTTGCAAATTAGCTTGACCAGTAGTGACATCCACACCTTGATTAGCCAGTGCAGCACGAAGACTTGCATCTTGGTTAGCCAAACCAAACTGACCAGACAGAGCCAAAGCTTGTTGGGTAGTGGCAGCATCTTGTGCTTGGTTGAGTTGTTGTGCTTGCATTGCTCTAGCCAAATCAGACTCAGAAGCTTGTTGTGCGGCTTGGTAAGCGGCAGCATTCTGTTGAGCAACCAATCGAGCGGCATTCTCATCAAATGCACGATTAGTCTCTGCTTCAGCAACAGCTTGGCGTGAACCACCAAAAGCTTTAGCCGCAGTAGCACTAGCCGCAGTCTGTTGTTGTTGCAGTTGTCTAGAACGCTCTAAATCCTTCAAAGACTGCTCAGTAACAGCCTGAGTGTAAGGATTCATGTATTGCTGAACATTCTGATTCAAGAATGAACCTGCTTGAATATCACGAATATTCTGACGAGCTTGTGGAGCAATCTGACCCAAAGCAGTAGAAGCTACTTGTTGACCAGAAACACCTGCCGCACCTACATCACGAACAGTATTACGAGCTAGTTGAGCCGCAGTAGCTTGTGCCGCAGGTCCTGCTTGCTCACCAGTAAATCCTAGTGAGGAATAGCCTCGTCCAGTAGCCATTGCAGATGGTCCTGCAGTCTGTCCACCAAAACCCAAAGATGTGTATCGTGCTACAGGAGCTTGAGTTGCAGCACCTGCTTGAGCGCCACCAAATGTTGATGCGTTGTAACCAGTGCCAGAAGCTAGATTAGTTGGTCCTGTCTGAGCGCCACCAAATGTTGCGGCATTGTAGCCCTGTGCAGCGGCAGTAGCGGCAGGACCAGCAGATGCGGCTTGACCAGTAGCAGGTGTATAACTAGTTTGTTCTGCCATAGCAGATGGAGCCACTTGAGCGCCACCAAACTGAGTTGCTTGGACATTCTGTGGCTGATATGCAGCAGATCGAGTTGCAAAGTCAAAAGCAGATCCAATACCTTGGAAAATTGCATTGTTAGGATTTGCAAAGTCTCTAGTTAATTGAGCGCCTCTAGCCTGATCTCTGTTGTAACCAGCGAATTCACGAGGACCGAGTTGTCCTGCAATACCCCTAGAAGTTTGCACATTCTGCAAATAAGCGTCACGCAATGCAGGATCAAGCTGCGCTGTTTGTTGACTAGAACCACCAGACATATTACACCTCCGTAGAAAGCCAATAATGTGTTGGCTTCATGTTAAATTTAGATACAAAAGTTCTTGACCAACCCCTACGACCTGTCAGGGTGATTTTTTGGCATCCCATGTCTTCAGCGAACTTCTGAATACGGGGGGTGATAGTTTCTAGATCTGCTAGATCACCTGCCGCTAAAAATATGTGCAATACCCTCATTCTTGGGAATATCTGCACTTGAGTGACTACTGCGCTGTTATCACTTGTCCATAATTGCATCGTACTACTGTCAATACAGTCGGCTACATCCTGCATATTATGCGTATTATCGTATTCTAAAGCAGGTTCTAAAATTTTCTCTACTTTTTGAAAATATACAGCCCATAGTGGTAGTTCACCATCTACTTTGTATTTCTCGTAGTCAATCATCTGAAACTGCCAGGTTTCCCATCAAATCTGATAACACCAACACGCCAATCTGTTAAAGCAACAGCTTCAATCTTTACTGCAATCTGTCTACCAGTTAAACGAACTGATGTAGGTGAAGACAAGGTATATGGACCATGTGTGTATTTAGTGGCATTTGGGTAGAATTTAGTACTAAAACTAGCCCTAACATCACCTGCAGTCTTTTCATCAGGAACTAATCCTGTCAGGGTCATTACCCTGTCGCCAACACCAAGTTCAATTGGTCCTGACTCGGCAAACAATGTCTGGGAGTCATAGTTGTTTCCAACTTCATGCTCGTAGACATAGCCATCTGAAGAAACCAGAATAGGATTGCTGAAAATACCTCTGTCTGTACCGCAAGTACGATCCAAAGTACCAATAGCCCAGTGATTCTCACGATAGTTGTAAGTTACATATGAATCCACCTCATTGGTAGACAAACTTGGGTAATACCACCAAATTTCACCAAATGCTGAGTTATGGACGCAATAAACCTTAGAGGCTTGGGTAGTGTTCAGATTGTTAAAAACAAAGTCAGATACATCTGATGGCAAAGGTTTTACAAAGCCATCGTATATCCAGAATCCTGATCCAGACATCCAAATACAGGCATTGTCAGTAGCCGCTACTGATTGTTTAGAAATTACGCCACAACCAGTACCAACACGCTCAAAACTGTATATAAAGGGTGGACCAATGTAAGTGGCAGTATGGACATCCACATCTGTAAACAAGATGGTAGTGCCACGAATACGCTTAGAACACTGCAAAGAGCCAACTGTAGTCAACTCAAAGTCACCTGCTTGATTGGTAGCGGCAGGAGTCCATACAGTATTATTTTCTTGGTCACACCACTGAACTTTACGAGGATTACCACCCGCACCCAATGCAAACAAGAATCTTTCTTGAGTGACAACCAAACCAGTACAACTAGTTGGAGCATTTGTAATGGCGGCAGCATCTGTACCAGTATCCAACTGCCATTCAAGCAGCTTCCCATCCTTAGATGAGCAAGCAACCAGATATTCACCCCATGTATCCATAGACCATGTGGTGGCAGGAGTTACAGATCCTAAGTCAGGTCTGGCAACACCATAAGCATAGCTTCCATAAGTGCCATAGCCATAACCAATCTTTTGGACTGCATCTGCATCGCCAACAGTAAATCCTGTCGGAGTAATGTCTGTTAAAGTATTACTTTCACTCAAAACATAGAGCTTTGAATGTGTGCCAATGCCAATTCTGCGGTTATTTGAGTTGTCACGCCAGTTAATCAAGCCCCTAGCTTTACCAGTTAATTGAGTGTTTGAACGCTTTCTCCATCCACCAACAGGGCGAATAGTGCCTTCAAACCAACGAACTAGGTTAGATCCATTCCAACGACCTTTAGCCTGATACTCTGTACCATTCTTGAATACACCTGGAGGAATTTGGAGTGGGATATAAGCCATATTCTTTGTCAATCAGGTAGGTTAGAAACAAAGCTCATTGTAGCAATAACGCTAGGAACTGCGGGTCTCGTTGGGCTAGTGCTTGTCCCAAAATGCTCAATATTTACACCAGTATTTTCAGTTCTCCACATAATTTCAATGTAATCATTAGCAGCCATGTCAACAAAGAAATTCAATGCAGCAATGATATGACTAGGATCACCAGTACCTTTTCTCGCTACTAGGTGAAATCTGCTATTTGAGTTGTCAATGTTTGTCCCATTCTTGCGAAACCAAACATCCACATCTTGACCATCGTTTGTGGTGTTTTTAAACTGAATGGAAAACTGTAAATTGTAGAGTCCTGCGTTTGCAACATTCAATCTTGATGAATTAGATAAAGTTACACCATTAGAGAAATCTGTTGTGTTAAATGTAATCGCATAGGCAACAGTTGTACTAGCGGCAGTTTGGTCTGTAGAGTCTTGAAACGCACCATAAGGAAAGTTGATGTACTTGCCACCAACTCTAGCAGTTAAGGATTGAACAGCGTTAAGCAACTTAATGAAGAA